GATTATCAGGACAAATATATCTACACAATCGATGAAGCTGGCAAACACCGACTTCAAGACGTCGACGTCAAAACTATTTGGATGGAAGACCGTGATGGTGAATTAATAACAATGGAAGCTCCTTTAAAGCAATGTCCAAATTTTAAATCAGAAGGAGATGCTCGAACAACATTGCATTCAATGGCTATGAAATCATTTAAACCAACGGGAAAAGTTAATAAAATTGACTTAGAATTTGCGCGGAAATATATTCAGTCATTTATAAAACCTTTTGATCAAATAACGAGACATGAAGCTATTTTTGGTAATGAAAAATTGAAAGAATTAAATAAACAATCCTCAAATGGATATGGCATGCCGAAAGGCAAGAAATCTTTAATAGATTATGAAATGAAGACAATAACACCAAAATTAGAAAGAATGTTAGACGAATTTGATTATAAGCTTAGAAATAATGAATTAAAGATAACAGACATTTTAGCCATTGAAACATTCAAAGATGAAATGAGAACTGAAGCAAAGGCAGACACACCGCGCACTTTTAGAGTGTTACCTTTGCCAGTTATAGCGCGAACAAAACAATTCTTAGCTAATTTGTTAATTCAAATTAGAGAAGACATGTGGGAAAATCAAATAGCCATAGGATTTAATCCTTATTTACATGCCCACAAAATGAAAGAAACATTCGACAAAATGGCTATTGTTTTTGACGTAGATGTTAAAAACTGGGATGGAAGTGTGTTGGCACAAATCCAACAAATGATCAATGATGTAGTATTGGACAATTATATTGGAACGGATAAAGACTCTCTTGGCTTATTATTGAGCACTTTAATTAACGGCTTCGTGTTAATCGGAGACCATGTCTATCAAAATACGCACGCCATGCCTTCGGGTTCATGGGTTACAGCTCTTTTTAATTCATTAATTAATAAAGCATTATCTGCTATTTCTTATTCAAGAGCTTGTCGATTAAAGAAAATTAATCCAGATTTAGAAAAATTTAAACAATGCGTAGACTGGGCAATGGGCGATGATAAAGCATGCGGCTCAACAGATGACTTAAAATATTTATTCAATGCTGTCACCTTTAGAGATTCATGTCAAGAATTAAACATCACAGTAACTACTGGAGATAAAAGACCAGTGGTTTTGCCATATACACCGAGAGAAGAATTATCTTTTTTGAAAAGAACGTTCAAATACCATCCAAAACTCAATAGATTTGTTGCAATTTTAAATAAAGAAACAATTTTCAATACCCTTCAGTGGTATAATTCAGATAGTGATTATTATAATGCTATGCAGGGCAAAATTTTAAGCATGGCTGTAGAGTGTTACCTCTATTCA